CCCAAAGCAGTTTGAGACAGTAAAGCACTATGACCTACCGCAACATTATTTGAAGCTGTAGTGTTAGCGTTTAAAGCATATGCACCTATTGCTGTATTATTTCCACCAGTTGTACTAGTATATAAAGAACGATAACCATTACTAGTATTAAAATCACCTGTAGTGTTAGCTTGTAATGCCAAACGACCTGTAGCAGTATTGTAATAGCCTTCAGTGTTTGCTAACATTGTTGACTCACCTACTGCTGTATTACCATAACCTGTTGTATTAGCTTGTAAAGAAGCATTACCTACAGCTACATTATTAGCTCCAGTTGTATTTTCTTCCATAGCACTTTTACCAAATGCTGAGTTAGTACTTGCAGTTGTATTTTTTGATAGTGCTTTGTATCCGAATACTGCGTTACTACCACCTGTAGTGATAGCATCACCAGCAAGAGCACCAACAACTGTATTGTTAACACCTGTTGTTGTAGCAGTCATTGCGTTAAAACCAACAGCAGTGTTGTACGTATCTACATTTCCCGATGGGTTTTGTGTAGCTAATGCTTGATAACCAATAGCAACTGCCCTGTCACCAGCAACATTAGTGGTTAAAGCAGACTTACCTACTGCCGTGTTTAAATCTCCTGTTGTATTAGCATTTAAAGCACTATTACCAACTCCTACATTATTAGCTCCAGTTGTATTAGAACCTAAAGCTGCATTACCTATTGCAGTATTTCCATCTGCCGTGGTGTTAGCATCTAATGCTGCTTTACCTACTGCGGTATTGTAATCACCTTCAGTGTTTGCTGCCATTGTTCCTCTACCAACAGCTACGTTGTTTGCACCCGTGGTATTGGCTTCCATAGTAGATTCACCAATTGCAGTATTATTTCCACCAGTTGTATTAGCTAATAAAGCATCTTTACCAACTGCAACATTTGCTGACCCTGTTGTATTGCCACCCATAGCTAAATATCCAACCGCAGTATTATTGTCTGCTGTTGTATTAGAGTCTAATGAGCTTTGTCCAACTGCGGTATTGTAATCGCCAGATATATTAAGCATTAAAGAATTACAACCTATACCAGTATTATCCGTTCCTGTTGTATTTGCATCTAAAGCCTTACGACCAAATGCAGCATTTCTAATACCTGTAGAATTTGATCGTAACGAGTTTTGTCCAACCGCAGTATTATGACTACCAGTGTTTAACGATAAAGCACTCCAACCCACGGCAGTATTGTTATCAGCAGTAATGTTAGTTTTTAAAGAAAAATAACCTACCGCAGTATTTTGTGAGCCCGTTGTATTAGATAATAATGAAGAAGCTCCCGATGCTGTGTTTTGTTGACCTGTAGTGTTAGCTTTTAAAGACCAATATCCTGTAGCAGTAAGGTTAGCTGCTGAAACATTAGCAGTTAATGCATTAGAACCTAAAGCAGTATTGTTGGAAGCAGTGTTAAGACCAAGTGCCGACTTACCTATAGAAGTATTATCATTACCTGTAATATTTGTTGTTAGTGCTTCTGACCCAAGAGATGTATTTCTATATCCTGTTGTAATAGCATCTGAAGATAATGCACCTACGGCAGTATTGTCAAATCCAGTGGTATTAGCACTAAGTGACTTGTAACCAATTGCTGTATTAGCATCTGCTGTGGTATTTCTTTTCATTGCTTCGAAACCAACAGCTACATTATTTGAACCTGTACTATTTGTTTCCATAGCACTCATACCAAAAGCTGAATTATTACCTCCTGTAGTATTGGCTACTAAAGAAAAAGCACCAACTGCTATATTACGACTACCTTCAGTAGTAGCTGTTAAAGCATTAAGACCAAGACCTACGTTATAGTCACCTGTAGTAATTGAGTCTACTGCTGTAGAACCTAGTCCAATGTTTGAGGTAGCTGTTGTTGTTATCTGTAAGCCACCAACAGTATTTGTACCGAGTACAATTGCACCAGTCATAGTGCCGCCTGCTTTAGGCAAGGCAGCATTTGCTGTAGTGTTACCTGTAACGCCAGTAGCTATATCTGTATTAATTGAGTTGGCTAACTTGGCAGCAGTTACATTGTCATCTAATATCTTAACTGTTGTTACCGCGTTGTTAGCAAGTTCAGCAACAGTAATAGCATTGTTAGCTATGTCTTCTGCAACAATAACATCGACTCCTAGCTTGGCTGAAGTAATTGCGTTGTTTGCAATGTGTACTGTGTCTATACTTCCATCAACATATTGGTCTGAATCTACAGAGTTTGCTGCCATTTTAGCAACTGTAACTTGAGCATTTTGAATATGAGCTGTACGAACAGCATCATCAATAATAGCATCTGTGTTTACAGAATTAACATTTAAGTGTTCTGCATCAATACTGTCTGCGGCAATGTGTTCAGAGTTAATAACATCATCAGCTATCTTTGTTCCGTCTACAATATCTGCTGCTAAATGTTCTCTGTCAATACTACCATCTACATAGTGTTCTGATCTAATTGAATTGTCGTGTAAGGCATTATCAATGGTTACTTTCTTAGAGATGCCACCATCGTTAATTAATAATTCTTCTGCTCCGTCTGTTGCAGTAAGTGCTGTTAGTGCTGATACTTTAATTTGTGCCATTTAGATATGCTCCGCTATTATGTATGTTGCTAAATTGTTATTATTAGGGTCTATTCTTGCTTCTGTTACTAAGTAGTTTTGTGTATAAACATCACTGTCTTCCATTAATATTTCACTACCTAATGTAAAAGCAGGTGTAAATTGAGAATCAAATATTCTTCTAAATCTTCGAGAATTAAGTGCATTTTGTTGCCTCCAATTTCTAGCCATTATAATTTAACTCCAAATTTTTTGTTTCTTTTTGCAATCCATTCTAATAATTTTTCTTTTTCTAAATCTAGTATAGATTGTAATGTTTTAATATTAGGGTTTGATTGTTCATGTTCTTTAGATTTAGGTGTTTTTCCTTTTGGCTCAACGTAACTAGAAGAATTTGCTTTTGTTTGTGAATCATTAGGTGTTTTTGTAGAGCTATGTTCTGAATTATAAGTTCCTTTAGGTACTTTATTTGATTCTTTATTAATAGATATAGTAGTTGTACCATAAGTAGGTGCTTTACTATCGCTTTTAATTGGTTCTAATTCTTCTTGTGGTTCTAATAAATTTTCAAACATATTTAATAAACTATCTGCTTCTTGTTCTGGTTGTTTATCTCCCTCAAACATAAGTTTATTATGTTTTAAATAATGTTCTAAAGTAATGTAGTCATCATTATCTTCATTCATTTCGTGATATTCTTTTTCATAAGTAACAGTTAAAAGTTTAGACCATATTTCCATTACTTTGGCTTTTATTCTTTCTAACTCTAAACTATCAGTAGAATCATCTTCACAAGAATCTTTAAGTATGTCCATTGAAATCATTTTTTCCTTTTCGTTTACGTTCTCTCATATTAAAAAGAGTATTGTTATTGCCAAAATGAGGTTGTGTTGCTCTAACGCTTATTCTAAAACTACTTTTTTGTCCGCATTGTGGACATTCTTTTTTTTGCAATCTGTCTTTAACAGCACACATTTCATCAAAAACATGACTATCTTTACATTCATATTCGTAAAAAGGCATATAAATATTCCTTATTAATTCAGAATAACCCCCTCGTGAGAAGGGGTTACAGCTTAACTAATTAAGCAGGTACAACAAATGCAATACCAGCATCGTTACGAAGTTCTGCAACTCCATAAATAGTATCAGCAGTGAACAAATCACCTAAATACTCCTGTTTGTATTGTGTCTGTGACCTAATACCCATTTGCTCTGCAAGAACTAAAGCTTCTTTATGCATCATAACACCAACTCTATCTGTATCAGAGTTACCAGATGCAGTAGGACAATTTGTTGAAATGAATACATCCATTCCATAAATCATTCCAATCTGCCCAGTTTTAATTGCATCACCGTTACCGATATGGTTTTGCTCAGTAAATCTAGGTAGACCTAAAAGCGTACTAGCAGCAGTTGGAGGAAGAACTAAAGAACGACCATCCATTGGAACGTCAGCATTATCTAATGTAAGAATCATTTTACGAATTCCATCATCAGTAATTGCACTTGCGTTAGATGAATTACCAGTATAAAGAGTACCACCATGTCCACCAATAACTGCTTTTTCAAATGAAGCAGCAGCAGTACCACCTACTGTTCCGCCTTGAAAACCCTCAGTTAAGGAAAACAAATCAGTGTCCACTTGTTTACTTAACGCATAACCTGCATCATCCGTGTAGAACTTTCGCATTGAAGCCAATGCTTGAACCTCTGCAATATCTTCAATCATCTTAGAATATTCGTAATGATTTCTAATACGAACTTCTACGATTGTTGATGAATCTGCTGAGATTGTTACTTGTGTACTAGCTGCTTTTGCAGTAGCAGTACCACGAGCAGGTGCAGGGATATTTATAGTATCGCCTTTTTTACCTTTATGTGATAATTTTGTAACAACATTTGCTACAACTAGATTTTTTTTGTACGCACCAATAACTTCATCGCTCCACAACTCGGGGATGAAATTATTAGCTGTACCCGTATTAGCACCAGTTGCGCCTAAAATACTGGTACTATGTCTTGAGCCTAAAGCCATTTTATTTCTCCTATTAAATGATTATTTAACCCTGCCTTCTGCATACGCTTCTTGAATTTCATCAGATAACGCTTCATAACGACTAGGATTTGTAATTTGAAGGTTAATTAAATCAGACCTTCTATACATTTTCTTACCACCTACAGATTGTGTGGAACGAGTTTCAGATACAGTTTGTCGTAATGCTTTATCTACTTTAGCCTTTTCACTTTCTTTGACCTCATTGGTTTTTGTAACCATATTGACTTTATCATACATATCAAAGAGCTCGATTGCGTAGTCTGGCCTATAGTCTGTGTCAGCTTTACGGAAAATATCTTTTCTTATTTCACTAGCACCAACCCATTCTTGAAAACTCTTGTCAGCGACACGATTTTCCCAGTCTGGATAAGCCTTTTCAAGTACATTCAATTTTTTTTGTTGTTCTTGTTCGGCTGTTTGTTGCCTTGCCTTTAGTACATCTGGATGATTTTCTATAGCTGAGTTAACTGCTTTTGCAGGGTCAGTATAAAAAGCATCTTCAAAACTAACTGCTTCCTCTTGTGGTTCTACAACAGTAGAAACTTTGTTTTGTGCTTCAAGTAAACTTTGGATTAACTTTCGTTGTTCTCCAACTTCCGTTCCTTGTTTACCAAACGCTGTTTCAGCGTTTTGATGCATTTCAATTACCTCTGCCATGCTCTTTCCCGCATACTTAGCTGGTATATCTGCTACATTCCCACTAACTTCTGTAACTTGTTCTGGTTCTGCAACTGCTTGTATTTCTTGTGTTTCTACCTGCGTTTCTGTTATAGGTTGTTCTGGCGTTGGTGCGTTATCTACTACTATACTCATTTTTTCTCCGCCCTCATAGGGTTGTGAAGTTTATTTATGTTGGATTTCCGTCTTGGAGTTCTTCCAACGCTATTGTTGTTGCAATATCTAAACTTAATAAAAAGTTTATAATACGCAACTGACCCTTAGTTGCCCAAAGGTCGTGCTCAGAATTAATACTGTCTAAATTAACAATATTTTTTTCTAAATTCTGTAATTCTTCTACTAAATCTAACCATCCTTCGCTTCTTGTCATGTTTATTCTATCAGATAAGAAAGCCTCGTCTGTTTTTGGCATAGTTACTGTACTCTAGTATTTATATTAGTTGTTGTTCCAGCTTGTCTAGCTTTAGCTAGGTTTAATATTGTTTCAGATTTAAGATGGTCTACTTCTGGTATGTTTCGTGCAGTTTCAGACCTTTGTCTGTCTACATCCGCAGCCATTTTCTGTAATCCTACTGTTGTTTTTTGCATGTTTAGTTGTTTTTCTGCCATATCTAGTTCTGAAGGTTGCAATGAGTCAGCTTGTGCTATATGTAATTGTGCTTTAGCTTGTTCTTCTTGTGCTTCAGCTTGAGTTTTAGAAATGTTTGCTTGTGCTTGTTGCATTGTTAACTGCATACCCATTTGTTCCATTTGTTGCATTTCTGGATTTACTTCTTCACCTTGAGTTAAGGCAAATACTATTTGGTCGCGGTTATGTATGCTTGAATTTTGCATCATAGCTAACAATATAACATTAAATGCAGGTGAATCTGCTGGTATAGCTTGTAACATCTGTACCATTTGTTGCATTTCTAACTCTTTAGCCATAATTCCCATAGTAGAATATGGTACAAATTTATAATCACTAACAGGATATCTGTCTACATCAAACTGTATTTTTCTATACATAGATTTATGAATCATCGGTATAAGAAATGTGTTTTGAAAATTCATTAAAGTACGTTTTTGTCTTTTAATAGAAGCAGATTGTGCCATACTCATACCACTAGCAGTATCTCCACCGCCAGCAACATCCGAACTACCTGTACCCATCTGTATCATGTTTTGTAAACTAGCTACCTGTTGAAATGTACTAGGGTCAGTCTGACCCATGTCCAATGGCATGATAGCTTCCCGAGGATTACCATTAGTAAGTACAGTTTTACCTGTTCTAATTTCAAATTTTGTTCCACGAGGTAGTCTTGTAGCATCCGCAGCCATCATAGGCGTAGTTGTCATAGCTAATGAGTCTATTCTTGCCCTCATTTCTGCATCTAATGCTTTCTGTGGGTTATAGCCCTTCTCTGCAACTCCTCTTCCCCAGAATTTATTTGGCACAATGTCATGTTGGTAAGAAACAAAAGGCCTGTCTACCATCATAAACGCATTTTCTTCTACACGCAAAATGTATTCATCATTTACTATAGTAACAACAGCTTCTATTAATTCATCTTTCTTTGTATATGCAAAATCATCTTTGTCAGCAGCCTTTTTCATAAATCTTTTAGGTATTAAACCCCAATACTCAGTAATTTTAACATTATCAGATTCATCTGCTTGTCTGCCTTCAGAGTCATAGCCCATTTTGACTGTATCGTAATCACCATCAAGTGGTACATCACGGTAAATACCAGATTGCATACCTTGTACTACATGGTATCTAGGTTTAATGACCTCATGGGCAACACCCAATGCTTCATCTATTGAGTTAGCAGCAGGGTCAATAAGAAATTCTAGTGGAGATATAGGTTCAACTTTAACATCAATACCAGCAAACTCTGTTATACCTCTTATTCCAGTCATTGAGCCTTCTACTGGCTCTTCTGAAGGCGCTCTTTCTACAACTTGGTTAACAACTATTTTTGCAATACCTGTTCCGTAGATAGCACCATTGAGAAAAACCTCTGCTATTGCATCTTTGCAGCCAGTTTTTTCTAAATCTTCTTGTAGTAAATTGCGTATATACTCAGCTTCACTATTGTCTTGGTCAAGCATGTCATCTTGTATATCAAACCACTTGCCTCGTCCAAATGTTGCTTCTTCTAATTCTGCAACCGAAGATTCAATTGCCTGCTGTAAGGCAGGTGCTATAATTCTTGAGCGTTCTGCTGTTCTTGTTCTATCTGACTCGTTCCAAATACCACGCCATAGACGATAGTATTCATCCCATTGGGAAGTATAGTTTTGTTCTCTGTGATTTCTCCAAGAGTCTAGTCTATAGTTGAGCCAACTAGCTAATGCTTGGTATTGTAATTCTTTCTTGTCGTTCATAAAAAACTATTCTCCAGAAATTGTTGGCGATTATATCACAAATCTAAGTTTTAATGTATGCTATCGCTTAAACTTTCTATTTCAATTGCTCCATCCATTATCATTTTACATATAGATAAGTCTACATTTTCATCATTAGGTAATAACTTAGGGTCTAAGTCATTTGCTAAATTAGCAATAATTGACAAAGCAGCTACATACCTTAATCTAATATTTGATGTATCTTGGGAAAACTCCCACACACTATCATATTCTTCTTGTTCTAAATCTTCAATATCCTGCCACATCATCTATTGGACTCCAATCATCTTCTAACTCTATAGTATGTGCAAAGTCGGCAACACTTACTTGGTCTATATACGCTAACGAGTCGAGCAAATCGTCATGTGCTAATCTGTTTGGAAAGTCTAACATCTGGTTTTTAAAATGCTTCCAGTCTTTATCTGGATTAAATGTTATCTGACCATGTTCCATTCTACCTTGTAGTGACCAAGTAATTCTATCTAATTTCTTTTTACCACCATGTCGGCACTCTATAATAGATATGAATTGATTTTCTGTCCTCATTTCATCTTCAAGGTAAGGTAATATAGCATTACGCAATGCCCCAGTTTCAATACCTACTGAAGTAGACTCTACCTTCATCGCAGATGAAAGAATTTTTTTGGCTGTTTCTTTAATATTCCAACGACCATGTAGTATGTCTTTAACCCACCACTTATCTCGGTCAATCTTAACAATAGCAATAGCAGTTTCATCTAGCCTAGAGCGTTTTAAGTTCCTTTCTTTCTCACTATCTTCGTACCCAGCAGGGTCTACAGCTATTACATAGCTTCCTTCTAGTGGTTCTTCATCTACTTTAAACCATTCTTCTTTAAATATACCACCACTAAATGTTTCAAACGATGCTTCAAACTCTTGTCTAAACGACATTGAGGACATTGACTTACTAGCAGCAGCAATTTCTTTTTCTGATAAAAAGGGATTATCAATAGAAGTAAACTGAAATGTATCCCAATCTTCATCTTCTTTTGCATCTTGGTACAAATCAAAGAAATGATTTTTCCCTGCGGGCGTACCTATAAATAATGCCCTACCCTCCACATCGGCAAGAGTTGGCCTTATTATCTGTTCCCATACCACAGGCTTCATTGAAGCGTATTCGTCCAAAACTACATATGCTAGTCCAACGCCACGCAATGTTTCTGGTCTATCAGAACCTTTTAAGTAAATCTTTCTACCATTAATAAGCGTAAGAACCGCAGTATTCTCGTAGGCTTGCAATATTAAATCTTTACCAAGTTCTTTTAACATCGCCCACATAATATCTTTGGCTTGCTGGAATGTTGGTGCTATATAGAATACATCTTTAGAATCAGATTGTATAGCGTTGATTAATAATAACCAAGCAGAAAGATAGGATTTTCCAAAACGTCTACCCGCAGCCACAATTTTAAATCGTTTATTAGACTTAAATATTTCTAATTGAGCAGGGTGTAAATTAATGTCTAGTTCAGCCATCAAACTTCTCACTCATCGAGGATGAATCTATATTAACAATAACCTCATCGTCAGACATCTCTTCTGGTTCTATAAGTTCCGCATCTGGAGTTGAACCAATCTGTTGTTTAATGCTTTCTATTGAAGCTACATTAATAATAACCTGTGCGTCTGCTTTAGTTCTTGAAGAGTCAACCGCTTTATGAACAGGCAATATTCTATCAAGGCACATTTTTAAACAGTTCACATCGCCCTCTAATGCCTTCTCTAATACTTTAGCCACAATTTCTGGCGACTTAGTAGACATCAATTCTCTTGAAAGAGCAGCATACTTATTGACAGAGCCCTTAGTTCTTCCTGCGGGGTTTAAAGGTTTCATGCCCTTGTGGAAGTTAGGGTTTCCTCGTTTCTTCTTTGGTTCTGCCATTAGGCTCGTTATAGAGTTATCTTGTGGGTATTATAACACAGCTAGGAGTTATGTTTCATATTTCGTTTTTTGTGCGTTGGAGGTAATATATATGTATGTACGGTAGCATGAGCCTCCCCCCACACTAGTCTTAGGCTGAGATATCTAAGGCAGTGCTCTTGACCTTTTCCTTTAACTAAGCCTGTTCTTTGGCTACAAAGCTCTTGCTCTGCTGTTGCGAGGACTGGCAATAAGGCTGGTAATAACTGGAGTCCAAGAGAAACTCATGTTATTCTAGGCTTATGCTAGGCCGAGTTGAGCCGACTCTTAGGCGAATCCTTCATGCTCTTGCGATACTTAGCGACAGAGGAGTATAGTATCGCCCATTTCTGAGCGGTAAGTATATGTATGAGGGGTACTAAATATTTCCCTCTATAAAAAGATTATCTACCACGAAGCAAAGCACCAGAATATATTTTATTTACTAGAGATATAATTAAATGGCTTGTTGTTTTGTCTGTATCTGCAAAGCGTATATTGTAGCTGATGAAATAGTTTTATAGGAATTCATTTATCCCTACTAGTCCAGATTGGATAAAAACAGTAGGGTACTGGTTCTATAGAAACTCTATATACCATTGAAAAAAAGAGGATAATTTCTATATGGACTTAAGGAAAACCATATAAAAAAACCTAATAAAACGGAGTAAGAAAATGACAAACAAAATAAAATTACAAATACATAAAATTGGCAGATACGAAATGAACACAGCTATAAATATTTGGTTTCTTTTACATCACAATAAAAAAATAGTTGACGTTACTGAAACTACAGTTGCAGGAAAAATGTTTATTGAAATAGAATTTCATGTCGACCATTTCGAACAGGTTGCACAAATTATAAATTCTTTAATAGAATTAAATCTAGTAAATACAGAAGAAGATTAATTTTAACGGGGGCAAAAGCCCCCAACACAAACGGAGAAATAATATTATGATATTATGCAATGAAAACGAAAGAAAAGTTTTAGAGGGTATATTAAATTATCTTTATGAAACTCACACTAATCTTTGGTCATCTGATGAAATGATAGACCAAGACAAAGAAGAAATAGAAAAATTTTATGAATTGAGAAAACATATTCAATGGCATATTGGAGATAATTTTTTTCAAGATAATAATTTTGATTTATGTAAATTTATTTATAAACTAAACGGAGATAATTAAAATGAATATATTATTTGATGAGTTACACGAATTAGAAACAGACGAACACGAGAACATTTTTTATGTTGGTGATAGTTTGCTTTATCAATTTTATTGTGGGAACTGGTCTTCATCAGTAAAAGAAATGCAAGAGAAAAATATTTCATGCCTTGAACTGATTGAATACATAGACGAACAAGTCGAGAACATGGGCGACTGTGATTTCTTTAAATGGTTTGATAGGAAATTCTTTGCCGAGTTAGGGCGACAGGTTTTTTATGGGTAGAACTCCGTAATAAAATATATATTTTCCCCTTCTTAATTGAGGGGTTTTTTTTGTCCGATTTTCGCACCGCTTTTTCATTGGAAGATGGCTCTTGCTTTGCTTTTAGTGAGCCGTCATAGGCGAAACCTTACTGCTCTCGCTTTGCTCTACTAATACTGAGCCGACTTAGGCGAAACCTTTACGATTTCTAAAAAAAAATTTTCCCCTGCGGGGCTAAGAGAATGACTCGCTAATCGCTCGGCTATGATAGAGCAAGAGCAAAGCACAGCAGAGCAAAAGCAATCGGCAATGAAAGAGCCATTGTCCTACAGGAACAGCGTGCAAAAAAATACCCGACTGTTTTTGTCGGGTACTTAGTAGGAAAGATTAAATTATTTTTTGAATGGCACTCCCATTTCTATCATTAGGTTTTTGAATTGGTCATAAACTTTTTGCTTGTTACCTTTCAAATTAAATTCAGATTTAATTCTTGAGTAGCAACTTCTACCTCTAGTAAGTTGATGCCCTGAAAATTTAATCTCAGTTTCTAAACCAATTAATAATACATGTAATCTATATCCAAGTATCTGTTCTGGTGTGTCTAAAATTATACTCATGTTTTTTACTCCGTAGTTAAGTTAAGTTTTTCTTTCTTTGTATCTAGTACAAAGTATACCATAGGTATAGATAAGTTGTGTACTTATTTAATAAATATATCTAAAATAAATTGTATTAATTCTAATGTATCTTAGCTCTCATTCTAGCCTAGTTTATTTCTACTAAGGTAATGCTATAGGTACAAGGGCGTTCGTTGAATTGGTACTCTCAAGAATAAAAAGTTTCTTCTTAGTAAACAATATTTATTTTATAAAAAGGTAGACATAAGGTCTACACTTATGTTATACTTAGTGCAGTAATAAAGAAAAAACCTTTTAACTATATGGAGTACGAAATGACAGAAAAAAGAAAAGCAAAGATGATGGAAGCATTAAAGGATAGTCAAGAGATGGCAACATCAAAACAACTATGGGTAATAAATACTTTATGCCTTCAACAACAAAAAGAATATGCTTTACCTTTGGGAAAGTATGAAGCCTCTTTAATCATTAGTGATTTAAAACTGAAGGAGATAGTATGAAATTATCAGACGCACACATGGAAGCAACAGAACTTTGGGCAGAGGTTGGCAACCCACCAGTAAGAAATGATATAGAAACACCCGAAGATTTTATAGAACTAGGCAACGCATTACTAACAGGTAATGATAGATATGTTAAAGCCTTCCTAGAAATCTATACAACATTTAATAACAGGAGTGCAAACTAATGAGCGACTTTAGAGAAATGTTATTCTCAGAAACTATTAAGCCTTTGAACTGGCAAGAACTACAAGCCAAAGATGAAGCAATTCAAAAAAAAATTAATAAACAACTTGAAGAAGATTTTGATTCTAAACAAGATGACGACTATCAAGATTCGGGAATGTCAAGGTCAGACTTTTATAGCGGAGGTACATTCTAATGAGCATGGAATACCCAAGAGATTTTATAGAGTATGGGTTTGTTAGTGATTGTTGCGGTGCTAATATAATTCATGGTGATATTTGCATGCAGTGTAATGAACATGCTGGACTCGAAGAAATAAAGGATGATGAAGATGAATAAAAAAATGTCAAGAAAGTGTATAATGAATATAGTTTAATTTAACAAGGAGCAACATGAAAGAAGATAATATATATAAAGCAATATCAAAAGCACAAGGACTAATTGGTTCAGTAACTAAGAACGCAAAGAATCCTTTCTTTAAATCTAACTACGCAGACTTGAATGAGATACTAGAACAAGTCTTGCCAGTCTTACAATCAAGTGGCATAGTATTAACACAATGCCCACAGATTACTGGCGGTCAGATTGATGTACTTCATTCACGACTTACATTAATAGACAAGCCCGAATCATTTATTGAATCATCAACTAGATTGTATTTGCCAAGTGCTGACATGCAAAAGTATGGCTCGGCTATTTCTTACGCAAGAAGGTATTCAATTCTTAGTATGTTAAATCTAAGAACAGAAGATGATGATGGGAATACATCAAGCAAACACCCCACCGCCACGCAAAAAAGAAACATGGATATCAACAAGGCGATGGATAAACTTGTCGAAGCACATAAGAATAAAGACTTAGAAGTAGCTACTCAGATATGGGAGTGGGCTACAGACAAAGGACATACTCAAGTGCAAGACAAACACATACAACTATTTGGAGAATGATATGTTAATCTGGAATAAAAAACAAGACCAACTCTACAAAGTTACAACCACTAAACAAACAGACAAGAGTACGAGAGAAAAAGCTGAAAAAATTAGCAGCATTAGAACAGAAATTGCTGGTGAAGTTAACACAGGCTGGACACCAATTAAACTGGAGGACAAAGATGAATCTAAGTAAACAAGAACGAAGAATCTTAAATCAATTTCAAATGAATGAGATTAAAGATTTAGATGAAGATGGTTTTGTCGGTAAGTATCACCGATGGGGGGCAGTCAATCCAATGGACGCATGGAACAAGTGCGGAGTCTATAGATTGTCGGCAGTCATTCACACCCTTAGAAAAAAGGGCTGTGAAATTATAACAAGAGATAAGAAAGTACAAAACCAATTCGGTGAAACATGTACTGTTGGTGAGTACCTTTTTGATATAGGAAGGGGGAAAACATAATGTCTAAAACAAAAGTAACTTACTTAAAAAATGATACGGTTAAATTAGTAATGTCTATGGACGATTACAGAACATTACTACAAGGAAACATTGACCTAAAAAGTGCAGTTGAAATGATGGGTGAATGTCATACGATATACTTGGAGGATTTAGGAACTCTAGATGCTCTTGAGTGGAAGATGGCAAAGGTTCTTGGCTTTAAGCGTAAGAGAAGTCCATCTACTGGTGGGGATGGTGGTTATTATTATGGTAGTTATGTTCTTAGTAACCATGTACATGCAGAAAAAGATAGCGACTAATAATAGTTTAGTGTATAATAATTATTTACAATAACAATCCGAAGGAGGATTTATGGAGTACGATAACACAAACCGTGGTAGCATTTGGAAGAATGAGAAAAGGGAAACTGATAAACACCCACACTTAACAGGCAGTCTTAATGTAGAAGGCACAGAGTATTGGGTATCAGCATGGGCAAAGGATAAGAACGGTAATCCTAAAGCACCAGAACTTACCTTTAGTATTAAACCTAAAGATGTACAGTCAAAACCAGCCGAGCCTTTTAAGGTTGCGGTAGAAGATGACGACATGCCGTGGTAACTAAGGTTCTCAAGACTCGCAATGGAGCTAAACCATTGCGGGTTTACACACTTGATGACGGTACTGAATGGACTGTCAATCAAATACTAAACAAAATAAAAAGCAAGTGGAAGAATAAAGATGTGGAGTTATCTTTAGTAAGGGCTAGAATACAAAAACATACAGACCCCGAGAAAATATTTGCTAAGCCAATACTTACTAGACCACGGACTGTACCTACAAAAACAGAACAAGATATTAGCAGAGAGATGATGAACTTAGCCTTGAGGAAAATATGAAAACATTTAAAATAAAATACCTTGAAACTTGCACATCAGATGTACAAGCAAACACTTTAGAAGAAGCATTACAACTTATTAAATCTATTGATTATAGGATGGATGTATTAACAAGAACAACAGTAGAAAAGTTTGAATTGATTACTACAATCAAGACACCAACTGGACAAGAACGAAATATGTTTGAGGCTTTCAGAGTAAAGTACCGAGGTAAAAAGCGTGGACTTGAAACTGAACTAGCTAACTTAATGAAACACAAAGACTGGTCTAATATTATTGGACAGTTGTATCAAGACAAAGACAAATATCATAAAGATGAAAATGTTAAATACATACCACACTTAGCAACATTTATTAACCAACGCAGATGGGAAATGGTAGAAGATACTAAACCAACTACTAATCCATATGGCGAACAACATGACTGGAGGAAGTAATGAGATATCCTAACAACTCACTTGATTCAGAAGAAGCAGTAATTGGTGGTCTACTAATAGAACCTAATATAAAAAAAGTATTAGCAACAGGATTAGTAACACAAGATTTCTCTAATGAAAATCTCGGTTGTCTTTTTGAATATATAAAAGAGATGACTGATGAAGGTGTACATATAGATGCTTTGACTACTAGAGATTATATTAATTCACAAGGTAATCATAGTGGTGAATGGACTAGCTTTCCTTTTCTTGCTACTCTTATGGAAAATTGTACAAGTACAACTAACATAGAAGTTTATGCAAATCACATACACAATACTAGAATTAACAATGACATTGACAAATTAAAAAAAGCTATTAAGTATGAGAATTATCAAGAAACAATTACTAGCATACAACATCTAGAACTTGACCTAGCTAAAGATGAAGAAGGTTCAATGATGAATGTAGTAAGCAAGACTATTGAATACATAGAAGATATGCGACTCAATGGTACTGGTTTATCTACTGGCTTTGACTCTATCGACTCACTTCTCGGGGGAATGAGAGGGGGTACGCTGACTGTTATGGCGGGTAGACCAAGCATGGGTAAGAGTACACTCGCACTTAATGTAGCTAACAACATGGCAAGTATGAATAAGAATGTATTGTTCTACTCATTAGAGATGCAACAAGTACAACTTATGATGAAGATAGTAGCTAGTGAAACAGACATTAACCTTAACAAAGTAGATAACGATACGCTTACTGAAGCAGAAAATGACCAATGGTATAGGGCATTAGCACAAGCGGGCAACAAAACAATGACCATACTAGACCGAGGCAATGTATCAGTCAGAGATATAGTATCTAAAGCAAGACAGATGAATGGTCAGACTGGTATTGATTGTATTGTGATTGACTATCTACAAATAATGAAGTACGATAAGAACAGAGAAATATCAGAACTAGGTAACATAACTAGAGAACTAAAGTATTTGTCTAAGGAACTAGACATACCTATAATTCTATTATCTCAGTTAAGTAGGGGAGTAGAGCAGAGAGAAAACAAACGCCCTCTTATGAGCGACCTACGCTCTTCTGGTGAGATTGAGCAAGATGCTGACTGTATTATTATGGTCTATCGTGATGAGTATTACAACAAGGAAGAGTCAGAGGATAGAGGTATGGCTGAAATTATTGTAGCTAAGAACAGAATGGGTCAGATTGGCTGGGTCAAATGTAAGTTTGAGGGTCAGTATTCTAAATTCTCAGACGAAGAAATAAACATTTATAATAAGGAGTAGTATATGAATCAGCAAGAAATGGATAGTGAAGTATTAAGAATCATCATTGATGTATTAAAAGAACAAACTAAAGATGACGAGTGTGATGATAGGTGGCGAGAAGATGCTAAATTTTATTTGAATATGATTGGTGAAGCATTTATTGATGTTACTTCATGGGAGTTTGACAATGATAGTATTGAAGGTCGTGTTGCATACAAAGATAAGATATACGAATTTGGCACAAGCAATTTAAAGGATGAAAAAGATGAGTAAAATCACACAATCAGCAAGGGGTAAGCCTTGCCAAGTTAGATTACATGGGTGTATGCCCGATAATGAAACCGTAATTTTTGCACATATGAATGGTGGAGGCATGGCAAGGAAACAAGCAGACCTGTTTGGAATGTACGCTTGTCTTAATTGCCATGACATATATGATGGTCGTAAACATCTTGACCCACCACTAGAAAATGAATGGTTAGAGTTGCAAGTATTGAGGGCGGTAATATGTACACAAAAAATACTTCACAGAGAAGGTTTGATTAAGTTAAAATAGAGGGTACTTTAATCAAAGGAGAAGTATATGGAAGAAATAAAAGAGTTAGTAGATAAAGTTTTAAAGAATAAAAGTCTAACAATTTTTCTAGGCATTGTTGTCCTAGCATTAGTTATGGGATGGGTCGGTGGATAGAGAGCAAGACATTATAAACAACCCTTCACACTACACGCAAGGTAAGATTGAGGTTATTGATTTTATCATTGACCAAAAGATGGATTACCTTACTGCGTCAGCTATGAAATATCTATGTAGGCATAGCCATAAACATAAAGGTGAGGGGCAAATAGATGACCTTAGAAAAAGTAGATATTATATTGATAAATTAATAGCTACTCTTATGGACGATGGTGTACAATGACAAGTAGAAGTATTCATAGAGACAAACCTAAAGAAGCAATCTTTAAAACTTTAGTGCAAGATTATTTTTTAGAAAATCCAAGCACTAAAGAAGCAACCATTTCCATTGGCAAGACCAAAAGAACAGACGCTCAAAATAGATTGTACTGGTGCTGGGTAGGTATCATGTCTAAAGAAATTGGTTATGCTAAACAAGAAATGCACCTTATCTTAGCTGATATGTTCTTAACTAAGATATCTTTTACAACAAAGAAAGGTAAAACAATTGAACAGATACCCTCAACAACAGAACTAAAAGTTGACGAGTTTATAGATTACATTTGTGAGATAGATATGTTAGCGGGTGAACAAGGAATTAAATTACCTCACAATGATGACTATAGAATAGTAACACAATATAATTAATGAGCGCAATCTTCCCTTTTCGAGTCCAATATGCGATAGAAAACCGTGGGAGTCAGGGTTTTGGTAGTCTTACCTGTCAAGAAACTGCCATATGACTGATGAACTAGATGAAATTCTTATTAACCTTAAAGATGCACTAGAATTAGCAAGAGAAGAAGATACACCAAGAGATATGGAAATAAGATTCACGCTATCATTAGCGGTTAACAAACTTGAAGCGTACATACAAGATGATTTTGGATATCAATACAACATCTCATCGTTTTGATATAAGTCCTGTACCAGCATCAAGACCTCGGGTAAGTAGGTGGTCTACATACTACCCAAAGAAGTACACTAAGTTTAAAACAGACATGGAAGCACTTACAAGTGAGTTGAATACGACTCCCTGTGAAACTCTAGTCTGTGTTTCAATAGACTTTATGGTAGAGATACCTAAGTCTTGGAGTAAGAAGAAGAAAGAGAAACATGACAACACTTACTGTAACAATAATGCTGACATAGATAATTACATTAAGGCTATCCTTGATTCTCTAAATTCTGTTTTTTTTATTGACGACAAACAAGTTGTGGAAATTTTTGCTAGAAAGATTTATAGTACAGACCCACATATATTGTACAAACAAAAGGAGATAGTAGAAAATGACGAGGGTAGAATTATGTGAGGCATTGGCAATAGATTACGCAAGAAGAGCCACAGTATTAAGTCTAAAGTTTGACGAGGCTTATAACAAATATTTAAAAAGATGTGA